GGAATTTCATATTTAATAAGATGATCGACAATAACCGCCCAAATGTTATCGTTCATGTTATCTCACGGCCTGACGCGCTAATAGTCAATGCAGATGCAGCACTCGCAATTGTAGAAATAAACCCGCCATCCTCTAATACTTGCCCAGCCATTTCAGGGCAAATATAACACTCCCCCACCGCTATTAACCTGGTATTTAACACTCGGTTTGCTGTTGATGCTGAACCGCCAGATGGGATTAAGTTGATGCTTAACGATACGTTTGCAGCCGAATTATTTGTTACTGTGAATTTATCTATCACTGTTTTACAGCCTGATGCAGTATATTGCGCTGTTTGTGAATTTTCAGCGAATTTTCTGGGAATAATGTTTTTAACTGTGATTACCATTAGATTACCTGATAAGTTGCTGAAAAAGCATATTTTGCATTTGCGATATTAACCGCATTGAAGCCAAACTCAAACACATCAGATGCAACGTTTGCAATAATGCTCCCATTGTCAGACTGCCCCGCCGTGGTGGTTGAGAACGTACCTCCAGCATTATTCACCGCAGAAAAATTACTTGCCACAGGGAGCGACATTCTGAGCACGCACGCCCCTGCTGCTGTTGGGTCTATATCCACAGTGCCGCTAACAGTTACAACGGAACCAACGCGCATCCATTGGCAAACTGCCGCAGTGCTGGCCGCTACGTTTGCAACGTTTGTGAGCGTAGGCGTATAAGTGCCAGACTTGATAACAGGGCCGGCCTCCCACCGCAAATTTGTTGCGTTGTAGGTCAGCGAATTGTCGGCCACCGGCGAGGGAAGATATACATTGTGCAATTCGTCCAGCTCATAGCCATTGTCTATCTTAACGAATATCTCACCAACAGAAGCATGAACCCGCACCACAAATCCAACAATAACCGAATGATTGGGCGAGACGGGTTTTACTTTTGTGTACCCACCAGAGGTTAGCGGAGACAAGTAAAGCGTATCACGAGCAGTTAGGGCGTTGCCATCTGAATCAGTGATCGTATTTAACTTGCGGATTAAGCCTGAATTGATTACATAGCCCTCAGCGCCATTTGTTATCGGCTCCGCAACAAATCCAAAGGTATGATTTGATGATGCCTCTGCATCGGCTTTGGCTCGGTCTACTTTTATTCTATTACCCTGCTCCCCTGTGACCTGAACAACCGTTCCACGTGGCAATGAACTTGCAGAGCCGTTAAAACAAAGTTGAATTTCACCTTGACCAAGTTTTGACGAAACTTTACCGCCTTTTAACACCAATTCCAGCGTGCCGTCTCCGTCATCATAAAAAACACGCCTGGCCTGCGCAACCGGAACCGATGAAATAGGGAAGTCCAAATAATCAAACTGCCTAGAATTTCCAGAGGTTTCCTCTGCGTGATTTCCAGCCGTTGAACCTTGCAAATATGCTTCATTGGCTAAATTTATAAGCGCGACAATATCAGTCGGAAGAAGGTTGTAAACCTCATCCATGATTCGCTCAAATGCCTTTATTGCTTCATGGTTAGGCAGGAATTCCGCAAGTTGATTTCTAGTTAATGGCTGCTTTCTAGACATTTAGCGCCTCTATGTTGGCTTCCAACCTTAAAATTGATATGTGGGCATCGCTTGTGCCTGTGAACCGCTGCAAACGCCAATTACGAAGTGCTCCTTGTTGAAACCAGACAATCCTTTTATTTGATTGCCCGATTGTTCCGGCTGACACAAATTTTTCCTGACTCCAGTTTTCCCCGTCTGTTGAGTATGCCGTACTGATTGTTGGATTCTTTCCGAGTTCAACTCTACCGGTCAAGGAGACAAGTTCTAACTGATGGATTACTGCGCCTCGGCTTTCATTGTAAATAATAGATGTGCCAAACTGCCAGGTTATTGTCTGGCCATAATGAGTTGAAATTGAATCATCTAAATAACCATGCGCTGACGAGGTCGGATCACCGCAAAGCCATTTGTTATAGCACCACACAAAATTACGCGCTCTGTACTGGCCAACGTTTGTAATACTGCTAACAAGTTTAAACCAGACGGGCGTTTGCAATGCGTTAGAGGCCATTCCATCGTATACCCAAGTTCTATCAGGCAAATGTATATATAGAAACTGATGTGATTTTGAGCCTCTTGACTCCATCACAACGTTTGCTAGTTGAGCCTCTGTATATGATGCCAACTCATAATCTATTTCTTGAGTTGATAGTTTCGTGCATTGTCCGTTCGCGCCAATCCAAATCGCATTGTCTTCATGCCTACCGCCACCTAAAAAAGCCACGGCATCCATGTATACCGCACACGCTTGCGTGCCAATTGCACCACGTTGAATCTGCGCGCCTTCAATGCGTTCAAATGGGAACAATTCGCCACCCACGTTATCGAAAACCTCAATTGTGTGGCGGTTCAGAGCATATATTTCATTGCGCAACTTTAAGAGCGCCACTACTGGATCTGGGTCTGCCTCAGATGAACCGTATTTCAATGGGTTCACTGACAGTGGGTTATTTAACTCGGTAACCACTAAATACTGTCCATCCGTGGTCATAAAATAACCATCAACCCAAACAACATCAACGACGGTTCCCAAATCGACGTCAGTCACCTGAACAAATGTAGTTCCGTTGTAATAGTAAAGAGCGCCACTAGATGCCACCGCCAAGCGATCAAAAGAATAATCAAATGTAACCTGACCTGAGCCGCCAACATCGCCAATAACGGTGTATGCGCCAACGCTATCAATAGAAACTAATTTTGTCCCCATGACTCGATAACAAAGACCGTTCCATTCAATTCCACCGCGATCAACACCAGTTCCAGAGCCAAACTGAGTAATACCATCAGCTTGACGGAAATAACCATTACTGACTCCGTTTTCTTTTGGAACGGGGATTAGATTTTGTGGGTATAAAGTTCTAACATTTGGCGCTCCATCTGTATATATGCCATTCAAAATTGGAATTTGCATTTGCAATACCTTTAATTGTGACTCCAGCCCAGACAATGCTTTTCTTCGTGAGCTTTTATGTAAATCGGTATTTCTTTTTCTTCGAAATTTGTAACGATAAAGCAAACATCTTTTGTGCTTAAAGCACATGCAATGATTTTTTGCATGAAGCCAACCTTAACGCCAAGTTCTCTACAAAACTTGTCGGGGTCATCATGCTTTACAAAAACTATTTTTTCGGATGGCTCTTGCGTTTTTTCCCATTGGAAATTTTCTAATGGCTTATATGCGCATGAGGATAGAAAAAAACACAATAAAAATAAAATTCTCACCACTTTTCTTTATTGCTCCAGTATGCAGCACTCATTTTGCCTTTTGCTATATTTTCAGCGTGTCTGGCCTTAAATGATTCACGCCTTGTCTTGTTCGCTTTTGATTCGCCTTCTTTTTTTGGAGAACCGGAAACGCCTTGCTGGCCGAATCTGATTGTCTTTATTTTATCGCCTTCTTTTGCGACTACAACGTGTGATTTTGTTGGGTGGGACGGGGTGCGCTTTGGTTTATTAAAACCAGACACCCCGACCTTTTCAAGTCGGGAGTCTTTCTTCATTTTTAATTATCCGAATATTCTAACTGGATTTTTCACATCAACTCTATATTTATCAAACATTTTGAATTCCGATGTTAAAATCATATTTACATGCCAACCATCTAAATAAGTTGGCTGCTTTATTTCCTTACCATCATCATCAATAATAATTTCTTCTTTACCGTCAGTAATTTTTCCTATAACTGAAAGAAAAAACCCATCCCCTTTTATTTCACTTGACGGTGAAATGTTTAATTTGTTCAATTCACATAGAAATTGATCTTCAGATTCAAATTTCAAAAAAATTGTCATAGCGTTTTCTCAATTATTTCACTGGTTGTTAAAGCTGAATCAAGAACTTCAATTTTTTGAATTGTTCCATTAAAGTTCTCCCCAATCGTTCCAGCCGTAATCGAAGGAATCGTTGCTGTGGTGTCTGTCGTGGATGCAACACCGTTAAGCGCAGCGATAACCTGATTTTGCTTGTATGACAAAGCGATTTTGTTCACGCCGGATTTAAACTGCGGCAAAGGCTGGTTGCTTTGCAAAGTCGTTCCGAGAATTGAGGCCGTGCCGCTGTTTTGGACGGCTGTCCATGTGCCCGCATCGGGTGAGTAAAGGAGAACACCGCCGTTACCTGCGGCATACCAAAGGTTGTCTCTGGTGGAAAACATGACGGAGTTGAGGTTGGTGGTTGTGCCGGAGGTGCGCAGGGTGTAGGTTGTGCCGTTGGTTGTGGCGATGATCGTGCCCGCATCTCCAACAGCAACATATATGCCGTTTGCAAAAGCAATACCTCGCAAATTCTGGCTTGTAACGCCAACAGCAGCAGATGCTGCCCAAGTTGTTCCGTTATTGGTGCTTATTGAATAAAGGCCGCCTCCCCCTACAGCAACAAGCGTGTTATTGCTTGCGGCGATCGAGGAAAAATTAATCCCTGTTAATGCTGCGGTTTGCCATGATGCGCCTGAGGTGTCCGAATAAATTATCGTGCTAGACAAACCAACACAAATAAAGCGCCCGTTATTAAAAATAAGGTCTATTAATGCGTTTCCCGTCCCACTCACCCTTCTCGTCACAGTCCCATCAGCCGCAATCGTGGCGATGTAGCCGCTGCCGCTACCGTTGGCTACGTCGCCCACAGACACAAAAACTCCGTTCCCAAATGCCATTCCGTTAATGGTTGAGTTTACGTTTGTTCGTGAGGTAAATGTGGTTCCGTTTGTGCTTGATGACAATGTGCCGTTTGAACCGGAGATCAGCACCGTTGTTGGTGATGCGGCTATGCCCCTGAGCGTTGAGGATGCGTTCGCACTCAGAGATGTGTAGCTTGTGCCGTTGGTCGAGGTTAGCAGTGTTGAGCCGCCTCCGACAACATAGATTGCGTTGTTGAAAATTCCGACTTCCGTGAGCGTCTGCGTAGTTCCACTGGTCTGAACTGTCCAAGTGCCTGTTGGGTCGGTTGCAGTTATGATGGTTCCAGCATTACCTACTGCAACCCAGAGATTGAGGGTTGGCGAGTAAGTAACGCCGTTTAGCAATTGCGTGGTGTTTGTTGCGGTTGCGGCAGTCCATGTTGTGCCGTTATCTGCTGAGACGCTAACAGCGCCGTTACCACCAACGGCAACAACTGTTGCGCCATTAGCGTGAACGTCAGCCGGTATTTGCACAAAGTTTGAATTTGCAACGGCAACCCAAGTTTCACCATCCGTTGATCGGCGTATGTTTAGCGTTGCGTTTGTAACGTCAATCGCAGCAACAAAATGTGTAGTTGATCGCGTAACAGCGTTAATCCTTGTCGCCGTCCCACTCGTCCTCGCAGTCCATGTCTCGCCGTTATCGTCGCTTGTCGCAATGAAACCTGCATTACCAACAAGCACGTTTCGCAACGTACCGCCGACCAGACCGGAGGTGACTTCAAACGCTATTTGGTTGATGACGGGTGTGTTAATTCGGCGGTAGGATGTGCCGTCACTGACAAAGACAACGCCAGTGTTGCCTTGAGAGACTGCTATAAACCTTGAACCGTTGTAATGCGACCCTGAAAAGTCTACGCCCCCGGTGCCTTTACCGCTAACCGTTCCAAGCGCCCCATCAATAAAAACTTCTTCGGTCGCTCCGCCGCCTGTACTTGAACTCGCCAACCCAAACCGATTCACACCATCAAACGCCGCAGCATTAACTGACGGAACAGCCGCAGCCACTCCCGTCCGATCATTAACGGCAGTAACCCCCACCAAGTCCTGACCATTCCCACGAATTAAACTGTTAGCAGTACCCATCAGCCTCAGACCAGCGCCTTCAGCCATCTTCGTAAAGTTGCTCAACGTCCCTGTGCCTTGCTTGCCAATGCGAATGTCAGCATTGACACCTGACAGCCGCAATGCACGTTTCTGTGCCACACCTGTATCTGGACAGTCAATTTCAGCGTACAGCGTAGACTCGCCCTGACGAATTGATGCCACGGCTGCGGAGGTGAGCGGGAATGAGTCGGCGTTGCGGGTGACTTGTGCGGTTGTGGTGGGGATGTAGGAGGTGGCGCTGGTAGAGGCTTCAAATTGGAATCTTCCGACAAGCATTGTTTCTGATACAGCAGACAATTTTATTTCTGGGTTGGCAATTAATCCACCTCCCGCAGGAAGCGTCGTCAGCGACACTATAAACCCATCGGCATACGGGATTGAACTTGCGCGAACAAAACCTGCATTTACAACAACTACACCAGTCACAGCACTGAGAGAGGCGATGTGCGCTGCGCCAAAACCAGACGCTCCATTTTCAAATTCAAGAGTAACCGCAGTTGAGGCTGACTTAATAAAAAATGTCCATGTATAGGCCGAACCTGAAATAAGGCCAGTAAGCGACTGCCTTATTCCTCCGTTTACACTTGTTGCAACAACCTGAGTAAGCCCTAAAGAGTCCAACAAACCAGAGGCAACTTGTGATCTTGTGGCTGTTTGACCTGCGGCATCAGCCCACGGGGATATAGACCCATTGATTGACTGCAAAAATCTATTGCTAGCAGCAACCTCACTCAAAACACCCTTACGCACCAACGTCACCGGATCATAATCCTCCCGCATCTCCAGTGACCCAATGCGCCAATTCGTGCTTGTGCCGCTGCCTGTCACGCTGACTACGTTAATCACAAGCGACTGTGTAGAAGGCGTGTAGGACGTCACAGTGCCTGTCATGCTGCCTGTCGCACCAGCTTGCGCTACTGCAATGACGTTTGAGCCAACAGGCCAGTCACGGTTCACGTTTGCGTCTGCTGCGAGTGTGAAAGTCTTGGAGCCAGTTGCGATGGTGTTTGATGTCGTTGAGAAATCCACGCCGACGATTAAGCCTGCGGAATTGACGCGGGTTGCGCCTGTGCCACGAGAAAATGTTATAACTTCACTAAAATTTTTTGAGATCAACGTCATTTTATTCTCTTTATTGATTAATTTGATATTGTTGATTAATGAAATCAAATTTCAAACCGTATTCAAATAAATCAAACGTCTCGCAATTCACCGCTTGGATATTTGCTATTGCCGTTCCAGACACTGAAATAAAAGAAATGAATCTTTTATTTTTTGTATTAATTACAATTGAATCCTCTGGCATTACTAAAACATCAATTGATGTCGCTGCTGCTTCAGTGTCTTTAATGCGAATATAACCTGGAGCTGTCACCGCAACTCGCACACATGAGGCTGCTTTAAATGTGAGTGGGTCATTTGGTACTATGGTCGCTACACTTGTTCCAGTAGAAGTTAAACTTTTACCAGTTAGTAAGATATTTGCACCGCTTGAAAATTGATTTTGCGAAACCACTTCCGCATATGTTCCGTCACCCATTTCTGAGAATCTAACCGGAATATTGTCTTTACTTTTAATAATATCGCTCATTTATTTACCCTTAACCCACTCTATACCAAACTTTGGCGACGTTATCGAATCGCAATCTGAAAAATGAATTTGCTGTTAATGATGCTGGCGCTCCAGTTACAGTAGAACCATTGCCATTAATTGCAAGCGTTGTTACTGCCTGAGTGCTATTAACTAAAATTTCCTGACGGTCTACACAGTTTGCAAGCAATGGCAAAATCAAAGTGCCTGCTGCAAATGCCCCGGTTGGTGTCAATACAAGCCAAACGCTATTACTAGCATTGTTCACCTGTACGCTGAAACCTGTCGCGGATGGTGACGAGTATTGCGTTAGTTTATCGTCATTGGCTGTAATGCCGGTTTGAAAATAAGTTTTAAGCGTTGAGAATGACGACTTTCTAGTGTCGCCATTATTTGTACTGAAAAATGGAACCTGATCTCCATCAGAAACCGAGTCCATTGTCGTTAATTGGTTAATAGTTGTCATTTAATCCTCAGAGAAATTCTAAAGCGCCATCGTCACCAACCAACAACCGATCAACTGGCTGGCCAAAGAATGGAGCGTCAGAAGCAGAGTTTTTATTTCCAGCGCCAGTCGGCAATGTAGAAACAAATTGCATTTCCATTGGCATAGAAAACCTTAAAAGCATGGCATCGTATGCAGCCTTGGCGCCGGATCTGGTTTCTAAAGAAATCCCTTTACCAAATGATGGGGCAATCTTCATAGCCAAATTTAAGCAAATCGCGTCAATGGCTGAATCTGGCACCAGTGTGTCGGTATCTAAATCACTGTTGTTTGGGCTTGCTGGCAACGGAAAGCCAAGACGAATGCCTTTGGCGTTCCACATCGCAATCATTGAATCTAGTTTTCTGAGCGCACTTTGCAGTTGGTCTGCTGTTAAATCAAATGTATAAGGCGCCAGTCCAATTTCATCAAACGCTTGTTCAATAAACTGTCTTTTAGTCCAGCCCATGCTTATTCTGCTTTTGCCGGTCTGCCGCGCTTTTTAGGGGCGTCTTCTTGTGGCATTGAATTGATAGCCTCTGGTGGCGTTTTAAACCATCCCTCAGCGATTTTTAAATCTATATCTTCAGCGCATACGATGATGTAATCAATAAAGCCATCATCTACTTGAAATTCACCGTCTGGTTTGTAAAGCATGGTCTTATTCATTTTTTACCCTTTTGGTACATTTTTTTCCCTGCCTTGGCTGCTGCTTCTTTTGCTGATGAAAGAGCAATGGCCACGGCTTGCTTTTGTGGCTTGCCTGATTTCATTTCTTTTTTGATGTTACTTGATACGGTTTTGGCTGAATAGCCTTTTTTGAGCGGCATGAATACTCCATACGAAAAGAGGTGGATTTCTCCACCCCTTTATTAGACTAAATCAATCAGGTCTGAGAGAACAGCATAATGCCGGACATTTCAGGCTGCTTGTTTACCACGCCGTAAAGCACGTCCATACGGAACTTGGTGCGCATGGTGTTGATATCGTACTGCTTCTGCATCACCACCTCGATGCCTTGGTCTGTGCTGGCTCGAATTACTGCTGCACCCGCGTCGCTTGGCACGGCATAAGAAGCTGGCAGAATCTCAAGCGCGTCTTTTTGCCAGAAAGGATTAACGTTTGCATCCACGGTGTTCAGGAACGTAATGGCTGCGCCGCTGGCCGGTGTTGCAGTACAGTTTTTGTATTGCGCTTCGGCATCGGTTGAGCCACCGCCAGAAATAATAGGCGGGGAAATCTGAACGGTACCAGTACCACCAGCACCGGTAACAATGGCGGTCACTCGGAAGGTTTTGAGTTGGCCTGTGTCAGCTTTGGTGATTGCGTGAACGTTATTCACACCCAAGATTGTGAAGGCATCGCCAACACGAACGGTGCCGGAAGTCACGGTAATTGCAATGGTCTGGTAACGGTTATCAACGTTAGCGGTTTCACCAGTGGTTGCCGTGCTTGTTGCTTTTGGCGTGTAGTATTGGTTAGCGCCGTTAATAGAAACGGTCACACCTGCGCGAGCCAGCAAACGGTTTGCATAATCCAGTTTGAAAGTTTCAAAGCCGGCGATGTTACCAACGTATGCTTTTTCGTATGCAGTTGTTGGCTTGCCTACCATGTTTGCACGGTTGGCCAAGTTGCTTGCCATGTTGTTGTAATCACGGGTAGACAAGGCCATGTAACGATCAAATGACTGAACGCCGGTTTCATTCATAATGGCATCAGCAGCGGCGATATCATCAAAGCCAGATGCAGCGGCGGTACGCTTAACAACCAATGTGCCCTGAGTTGCTGCAACGTTCATGATTGCCAGGTTAATATCTGATGCCAACTTTTGTTTTGCCGCATCACCCAAACGACCTTCTTGCAAGGTATCGCGCAATTCGGTTGCGGTCATTGCCCAAGGCGCTGAACGGCTAAAGCCGATTGTCGCAGGAACGGCCAATTGCGTTGAATCCTTAAAGTTGGATGTCATGTCCGTGCCGGAGAATGACTGAGCAACGTAAGGCATTGGGCGCCAAATGATGTTGTTTGAACGCTCCATTGAGGATGAGTCCGTGTTGTATACGGATACGTTACGTGACAGCACCAAAGCGTCGTTAAAACCTTCAAGGACGTTTTCAAACGCGACGCGTTCTTCTTTGCTAAATGCGTTAGGCATGTTTAATACTCCAAATTAAATTAAGTTGATTTCTTGCGAAGTTGTTGTTTATAAGCAATTACCTTGCTCATGTTGCCTGTTTTTTCTGCTTCTGCCCTAAGGCGCTCTAATGTCGAGTCTACCGAACCTGAGCCGGAACCACTCCCACGGATTGCCTTTTCTGGCGGTGGTGGTGATTTCTTGCTGCTTACTTTCAATTGTGTCTCCAGTTTTCCGATTGCGATAGCAAATTTCACGGGGTCATTAATTGCTGCTAGTTCTTTTGCCTTCTTGGGGTTCTTTCCAAGCGCGTAAACGATCAATGCGGGGTCATCAGCGCCGTGCAAGATAATCCCTTGCATTGTCTGGCTGAACGTCTCCTGAACGGCATACTCGGCTTCGTCATAGTCTTTAACTTTTAACTTCTGCTTTGCTTCGCCATACGCACTTAAACGGTTTTGCCATTCGCGCTGTTGCGCTTGCTGCTCTAGCTCTACTTTATGCTGTTGCTCGCTGACTAATCGCTTTTGTTCGTACCATTCTTCAAGTGACTCCTCAAACATTTCAGCGTCATAATCAAACTGTTCTAAGGTTGGTTTTTTACCAAGTGTAATAGGCTTTTCTGCCTCTGTTGTGCGTTGGTTTAACCTTGCTTCCAGTTCTCTTTTTTCGCGTTGAAGTTCTCGGTAGTTTTTCCGCAAATCTCTAACCCACTCGGGAGCGGGTTTTTCTTCCTCTTGAGGTGGCGACTCCTCACCAATGCTAACCGTAATTTCTTCTTCCGCTTCTTGCTCGTCTTGGCTGTCGTCGGCCTCAATATCGACATTTTCGACTTGCTCGATTTCTTGTGCTTCAGAATCGATCACTTCTTCATCAAACTGCTCTGCCTTTTCTAGCATTTAATTACCCGTAAAAAAACTCGCTAATTCAAAATGGTTTAGCGGAATACCATATTTTTTAAACCAATGGCGGTGTGCCAGGTTGTTGTTCCTGTGGTTGCTGGCCTTGAAAAGCACTGCCAAGCAATTGCAAATCTTCAAACGCTTGCTTGCGATCAACCTCTGAAATTTCGGCCATCGTCTTAAGCGTTTTTGCCTGAGTTTCTTCAGCCTTGGCCACGGTCAATACAGTGTCAGCACGCGCCTTGGATGCCTCTGCATCGGCTTGGTTTGCTGCTGCCATCATGTACTGAGTCTGCGGGTCAGGCTGGGCTTGTGCGGCCTGTGCTTGCATGGCCTGCATTTCTTCCTCTGTTGGCTTAACCGCACCAATGTTCACAAGACGCTTACGGAAGAAGTCACGAACCTCTGAAACGCCTTCGCCTTCCATGTTCATCATGGCCATTGAGCCAAGAACCTGCATTGTCTCTGGGTCTTGTGTAATGGTCATCATTCCCGTGATTGCGCGAACCGTTGCCGCTTTCTTGCTGCTGCTTGATGGTCCAACATCCACGGCGATATCAAAATTGGCTTGGGACAAATCGTTTTCAAATTCTGTCTCGCCAGTTTCACCGATCACAGGCCGCATCAATTCAACGGTTGAGACCTCGCCTTGCTTGCCAATCGTTTTTATATTTCTGCCTTCTTCCACAAAAATATCTTTGGCCATGCTGAGCCAAATTTCCCCGGAACGTTTAATCGCTTTCGCCATGTTGGACATATAAATAAACGTCTGCATATCCAAGCGCTGCTGAATCATCTCCACGGCCTTACCGGAAATGTTGCTAACCATCTTTTCAGAATTTTCAGGGCGACCTAAAACGTCCGCCATGTCCTGCTCTGTAACCTGCATCAATGCCACCATTGCGGGTGGAATGTTAGGCGCTGTCTTCATCCCAATCGGGCCATTAGCTACCGGCTGACCGTTCATGTCTGTCATTGGGTTTGCGAGCAAATAA